ATTAGGGGGTCTAAATTCAATTGAAGACAACGACAAACTTTCAGATTCTTGTTCAAAAAACAAAATTATTCTGTTTGGTACTACATTGTATATTTTTTGTTTTAGTGTACCTAACCAAGGCTTAGACGGATTACCTATATCTGTTCCTCTGTATTTTCTTCCTATGATAAAAAATTGATCAGTATTGATAGATGCTCCTTCCTGATCAGTTCCCGTTAATGGGAAGTTATTGACAGATGCAACTCCAAAATTTGGAAGTGTGTATGGTTGTATTGCTGTTCCATAAAGAGTTCCCGTTATATCTCCTTGATATTTTAATATTAAATCATAAAAATTACTGGGATTGTTTGGTTCAGTTCCTAATGTAGTTTGAATGTTTTTTACTATTCCTATTTGTCTCAGAAAAGATGAATTACCAAAATATTTTTCTTGATCATCTGGTATTGAACCAAAAGAAACTTTCTTTGAAATTAAAATATTTGTTGGTTTTATTTCTTTTGTAAAATCATAACCATATCCACCATCTGGTGGTATTACAATAGAAATGCTAGATGGTGTGTTTACTAAGAAAAATGCTTCTGCAAAATTATAATTTTGTCCACCATTTATAACAAAAACATCAGAAAGAATATTACTTGTGAAAATAGGGACAGCGACTGCACCTGTACCGTTTCCCGTTACAACGATTCTGGGAACAATAGAAAACACATCTCCAGATTGAATTGGAGTCCCATCGTTTGGATATATGTCACATAGAGTTATGGAAGCAACGCCTGCGGTAACAGAATACGAATCTATCGTCGCTATTTTTCCATTTTCAAAATAAACAACATAATTTGTGTTGTAAAAACCAGATGTACTCGACATCGTTCTTCCGACATTTGCGGTCATTATCATAGAAACAGAATCATAATTTGTTACTGTAATTTCTGTATCTAAAAATTCTGCATTTACAATATTTTGAAACTCTATGTTATTGTTGTTTAGTGTTATTTTCTTTATGCTGCCGTTATCCGAATCTATCTTGACTGCAAGTGCTCTCGCTCTGACATCATTGTAGGAAATTTTATCTAAAATTAATACTGGCATATATTCGGAAGTTAAAAATTCTTCCATCTCACCCGTAAGTGTATACATGTATTTCCAAATATAACCATCAGATGTTGTTATTGGTTCAGTAGAGAACCCACTTGGTGCAACTGTTGATAAAGAATTTCCATTATTGGAAAGACACATGTAAACACTATACTCGTCTCCGTCCTGTACCAAAACATAGAATTTTTTATTTAAACTCCACAATTGAACATCGTCTTCGTATTGATCGTATAATGTACCTTGTGTCCAATCATATCTCCAGGCAACCAAAGATACATCCGATGGTACTATTTTTTGATAAAATAAAATGTTTCTTTTTGCTTCATTTTGTTCTTTGATTGTATCCAAAGTAGTAGGAGTAGTTACAGTAGACCAAGGTTTTGCTCTTCCGTAAAACATATAATAACTGTCATCTGATTTTGGATCAGTTAGACTTTGGTAAAATTCTTTTGCGAATGTTGATCTTAGTGAATAGGATATTGCGTCTGCCATCAGAATTCATCCCCTGCTTTTAGTTCTTCTACTTCTATAGCCATATCTTGTATGGTCAATTCAAAGAAAGAACCTATAGTTTCATTTGTATTTAGATCCTTATTTGGGTGTGGAAAAACTACCCAATAATTTCTTTTTTGGTTTATATCTGGTATGACAGGAAGAGTTCTTTCATACGAATAAGATGCATTTTTAATTTGAGTATTTATTGGCAATCCGAGCGGATTGTGGACAAAATCACCCACTCCAGTTTGTGGTGGAATTGGTTGATCTGGATTGAAACCATTTGGAAACAAATCATTATTTTCATCTCTAAGATCTACATCACTCGATGCTCTGTATGCAATATAATTACCTATAAAATTACTTCTCAAGACAGTTACATTGTTTAAAGATGATGGATTTGAAAGTATTCTTGGTTTAAAAGTTAATCTTCCAAACATCTTATACCCAGCAGGGTGTGCTAATCTAGTAATAGGATCTTTAAATTTTTCATATGGAACATCGGATAATATTTCGTATGAGTGTGTTTGGTAGTAATAATTATCTTGAAGAAAATTCTTTGCACCTAAAATACTTTTACTGTTTCTATAATAACCATCATATTCACACATTATTGTACTTTGTGGAGATCCAGATGCACCAGAACCACCAACAGTAGTGACGGTTATTCCGTACAGTGAATTAGAATTAATCTCGTAATTTATTCCAAAATTTACTGTAGATATTTTTAATATAGTTCCATTATCATCGACTTTGCTTACTATGCCTCTATAAGCAACACCAGAAGTATTATCTATTGAAACTAACTGCACTATATCTCCCTCTTTGTAGTTAGTTCCACCATCGGTAATTTGTATGTTTTGTATTCCTCTTCTTAGATCAAAAGAAAAAGTAACATTTGCGTCTTCATATACAAGATCGCAATAAATTTTTCCGTCTGTAAAATTTCCAAATATTTCTTTTAATTCCAATTCAGCAACTTTGTATGGAGACTGACTATACACATCACATGTAACAACTGTTGCAAAATTAGTTTTAATTCCAGATGCATTTTTTTGATATATCTGTTTTCCTATTAAAGATCTAAGTTTCTTTTCGTTATTACTCACTAAAATTTTTATAGTTTTTCTCTCAATCCACAAACCACCAGAAACAATCATCATTTCTGTTCTTGGATAAAATATGTCAACTTGAGTATCATATAGAATTTTAAACAAAAAGTTTATTGATTTTTCAGTTCCTTTTGACTGATAAAATTGAGATGCTCTTTTGATTAAATTTCTTATATTTAAAGGTTCGCCAGTTTCAACATCTATAGTCAAATCTTGTGGAAAATCTGGTATAAATAATTTTTTAAACTTTTCCAACAAAACTTCTGGAGTATAGTTTACATCAGCAAATTCAAATTGATTTAGTGGTGTTTTTGTTGGATCATTACTTTGTTCCAAAAATTGATAGTATTTTTCTAAAAACACAACAAACATTTCGTATTCTTCTCTTACAAATGAAGGTATTTGAGAAAATACTATATCAGAAAGTCTGTTCTTTAAAAAGATAACATTATCGTCTGTCTTAAATTTAATTTTCTTTTCGGAACCTATTATTATATTTCCAGACTTGTTTACCAAATAACAGCGAAGAAAATGATCGCCTGGTTCTAAATTGTCTACTACAAAATTTCCAAAAAGATCTGTTTTTTCGTGTTTTACACCATCCAACACGAAAACGATTTTACTTGTAAATTTTGAGTTTTCTTCAACATAGTAATCAATATACACCTTATCGGAATATAATGTGGTTGCTGATATTGGACTGTTTAGTTTAATCATCTGTTCTTATATGGTATTAGTGTTGTGTTTAATACAAAAGAATTTCCATTTTGTCTTTCGTGTACCAAGAACATTTTTTGTTTTGCGATTATATCATTTTCATTTGGTACGCAATATAGACTTATTGGTTTTTGATCTATGAGAGAAGAGGGTTTAAATCTGTTAAGAGTAATTACTCCATTATTATAATCTATAGTTCCTATTTTTGAATTAATTACTACTTTGTTTTCATTTTGTCTATAGAACAAAACTACATTACCGTATCCATCGTCTTCCAGTTCACAGTCTCTGTCTATTCCACTGTTATCCAAATAACCAAATATATTTGTGCTCAAAATAGAATTAAATCCATCTTGGGGGTGAAATAATTTATTATTAAATTTAAAAACATAATTGTTTGGTTTTAAATTAAATAAAGGAGTAAATCTTTTTTCTATCGAAACAGAAACATTACTCGTAATGATGTTTTCGTCGATAGACTGTATTTGTGTGTTCAAATCATTTGCATAAAAATCTTTGTCAAATCTGTTGAGATATTGATCTGTAAAAGAATAAGTAGTTTCTTGTATATTACTCAATAATTGTTCCATACCTATCATTGGTATGTTTATTGGATCTATTTTTACATTTAAAGTTAAGTTTAAATAAAGAATTTCTGGATCTACAAATTCAACCAAAACACCAACTACATTTCTTGTTTTTGTTATTGTCTGTATTATCTTGCTTTTTTCCTCTGGAGATAGGAAGACACCATCTTTTGGTTTTACGGAAATAAAAACTTTACCATATTGAATAGGATCGTTATCTTCTCCTCCCCAACAAATGACATCCTCTAAATTAGAATAATCTTTTAAAATTACATTTCTGTAATCTTCTTTAGTAACTGCTCTGTTTTGAGAAACATAATTTCTGCTTATGTTGAATCTTATTGATTCTTTCGATTCTCTGTCAGAACCTCCGTTAGACGGAACTATGACCGTCGTTGTACCACTGGTAAAACCTTGAGGTCCAGAAAATGTGTTTTCTGAATTTATAGTTCCTACCTGATTACCAGCAGAACCAACAGTTTCTGCTACTTCTACTCTCACAATATTTCCATTATTTAATCTTCTTCCCAAAACACCATCACCGAATATCAATTCCATGTAACCATCTGCATTCTCTTCCAAATAATAAACATTACTATCTGGTTTAACATCAACTATGTTGGTTGCTTCTATAAATTTTTCAAATGTATTTGTAGATGAGTTTGGCTGAACAGTGACATACAATGTAGTCGAATCTATATCTTTAAAAGGAATTACATATCTTTGTAAACTATTCGAAGAATCTGCAACAAAAGAATATTTTCTAAGAATACCCTGAACTAGAGTAAATGTGTCGGTTCCTAGTTCGGTCACAACTCCTGCTTCGGAGTAGGTTATTGGAAATAATCTAACATCTTCTGGAACATAAAATGAAAAACTTTCTCCATTTTTAGTTGCTAGAATTCTTGTTCCTCTTGGAATCAAATCTCTACCAGTATCTGTGGTTGTTACTTGCACTTGACACCTAGAAGATGTTAGTGATTTTGGACGGTATGCAAAATGCTTTGCTATAGACACTATAGATGATCTTTTTATAGCACTGTCCAAAAACATCTCATTTATAGTCATATTATTATAAAATGCTTGGTAATATGTGTTATATGCCAATATATCAAGCAATATGTTTATGGCAGAACCTTCAAAATTATAGCCAGTAAACTCGTTTTGAGATTTCAGAAAATTTTTAAAATTCTGTTTAACGAGATCAAATTCTATTTCGGTTATTCTTAATTCTTGTTGTTTCATCTACTTCTAGACACAACCAGAGTTATTTCTTCTGATTGTGACTCCTTTCCTATAACAGTGAAAGTTACATTTATAATCATGTTTTGATCGTTTCTTTCATCAAACAAAATTTCAACATCCTCTACTCTTATTCTTGGTTCAAAATCTCTCAATATGTCTTTTATAGAAGAAATCAAACTGTTTTCTAAAACCAGATTAAAATTTTCAAATAATCTAATTTTTATATTTGTAGAAAGAGGAGAAAATCTCTTTTCAAACAAATTTAGTAATAGTAAAGTTTTTACAGACTGTTTTACAGCGTCCAACCCATTTTTTATTAACAAATTACACGTTATTGGGTGTGGTTTAAACGAATAGTCGAGATCTGTTATTTTTAATGTTTTTTCCATCTTTTTTATTTATATTATTTGCATCTGGTGCTTTGTCTTGTTGGTGTCCATTTTCCTGGCGGACATTCTA